GTGCTCGCGCGCGCGGTGCACGACGCTCTCAGCGGATTCAAGGGCGGGGTGCTGCCGGTCAGCTCCAACTCGCCCGAGGAGACCATAGAGGTGCGCGGCATCTTTCTGGCCAGTGGTCGCGAGAACTTCGATACGGTCGTTCAGATGTTCAGGACGAGTAGGGACTACTTCGTCTGGTACGCTGCGAGGTAACATGGCGCGGGACACAGGACTATTCAAGCTGGAGGGTCTCAGCGACTGTCTGGACGCGCTCGACGAGCTGCCGAAGGCAACTAGCAAGAACGTGCTGAAGCGCTCACTCATCGACGCAGCACAGCAGATGCTGGAGGACGCGCGTCAGCTCGCGGAGCCGCACATTCTGTCTGGCACGCTGTACGGCTCCATCAACATAGGAACTAAGCTGTCGAGGTCGCAGGCCGGCTCCGCCAAGGAGTCGCCGGTCGAGGTATATCTCGGTCCTCGCGCGCTGGTGCAGGCTATCACTCTGGAGTTCGGCACGTTTCAGCAGCCACCCTCACCGTTCATGCGTCCGGCTTGGCAGGCGAACAAGCACCAGACGCTCCAGAAAGTAGCAAGTTCTCTCGCGCAGGAGATTCTCAAGGCAGCTCAGAGATTGGCGCGCAAGGCAGCGAGAGAAGCCGCCAAGATGGGAAAGTGAGAGAGGAGAAAACATGGCTCAGTCCCAAGCACTACTCGGTTACGGCTCAGTCTTCGAGATACAGAATGAGACGTCACCAGACGCATACGTCGCTTTCGCGGAGGTCATCTCTATTACTCCGCCGAGCGCCGACGTTGACCAGATCGATGTCACGCACATGTCGTCGCCGAACCGCTACCGCGAGTTCATCGACGGCCTGATTGACGGCGGCGAGATGTCGTTCGACATCAACTTCATTCCCGGCAATACCGACGACGACCGAATCTTCGAACTTCTCGGTCTGCCGATCGGCACCAGTCACGCTCGCAACTGTCGCGTCAGCTTTCCGAACGGCGTCACGTGGACGTTCGTCGGGACACTGACCGGCTACGAGCCTGACGTTCCGGTCGACGATCGCATGACCGCGACGGTAACGTTCAAGGTCAGCGGCTCGATCTCTCGAGGCTCCACGGGTTAGCTCTAACAGGAGGAGGAAGGACTATGGCGAATCGAGTGAGAGGCGAAGTTGCCTTCAAGCTTGGAGGCAAGGAGTACACGATGGTCTACAATCACGGTGCTCTAGTCGAGCTCGAGGACAAGCTCGACCGGGGCATCGTGGCCATCACCAGCGAGATGCAGAGGTGGGCGAAGGAGCCCGAGAGAGTCAGGCTCAAGTGGGTCGGGCTTCTCATCTGGGCCGGACTACTGAAGCATCACAACATGACGGTCGAGCAAGCTGGCGAGCTTCTCGACGTGGCCTCAGCGGAGGGCGTCAACCTGATGGAGATCATCGGCGACTTCTTGAGCAAGGCTTCCGGGGACATCGAGAAGAAGGGTACGAGTGAAGTCCGCCCTACGAACGGCGAGTACAAGAGTGGAAGTGGGACTCAATCATCGCAGAGTTCGTCTCATACGGATTCCCCGTCGAAAGATTCTGGGACATCACTCCACGAGAGCTTAAAATAATCGTTGACGGCCTGAACCTCGCTCAGGACAGAAGGTTCAACGAGTTAGGATGGCTGGCTTGGCACGTTGCGGCCCTGCAGAGAACTAAGAAGATGCCCAGACTACAGCGACTCATGAGAAAGAGAAATACCCCTGACCCCCAGAGCATCGAGCAGCAGATGCAGGTCATGGCCGACTGGTCTTCCAAGATGGACAAGAGGGCGAAGTTGCTAGGAAAGAGAAAAGATGGCTGAGAATGCAGTCATCGGCGCACTGAGAGTCGTCCTCGGCGCCGACACTGGACAACTTGAAGACGGCCTGAAGAGAGGCTCAGACAGTCTGAAGAGCTTCGCGAGAGACGCTGCGGCAGTTGCTACCGGCGTCGGTCTCGAGAAGTTCGTCGAGAAGGTTGCCGAGAGCTTCACTCACCTGATCAAGCAGAGCGTCGAGACTGCCGATCAGATGAACAAGATGTCGCAGAAGGTTGGCACCTCCGTAGAGAGCTTGTCCGGTCTAGTCGTCTCTGCCACGCTCTCCGATCTCTCTATAGAAGAGCTCGGCAAGAGCATGGGCAAGCTGAACAAGCAGATGGTCGCCGCCGCTGCTGGCGGAACCAACGAAGCTGCGGCAGCCATTCAGTATCTGGGTCTTTCCGCGAAGCAGCTCGTCGCCGCTGGTCCAGACGTCGCGCTTCAGAAGATCGCGGACAAGTTTGCTGTCATGGCCAACGGCGCGAACAAGAGCGCGGTGGCCATCGCCCTGTTCGGCAGAGCCGGCATCAACCTGATACCTCTCCTGAATCAGGGAGGAAAGAGCATTCAGGAGATGACGAGAACTGCGCAGGAGCTCGGGCTCGTGATCTCCACTCAGACCGCGAAGCAGTCCGAGGGCTTCATGGACAACCTCAAGCTTCTCGGCCTCGCCGTGCAGGGAGTCGGGCTAACCGTCCTGAAGTACTTCGTGCCGGGGATGGAGAAGGCGTCTCAGTCGATGGTCAAGTGGGTCGTCGACGGCAAGCTGGTGTCCGGCACTGCCGAGGTGATAGTCCGCGCCATCACTTTTGTCACCGACAACTTGAAGATCTTCGGAATAGCTCTGGCCGTAGTGTTCGGCGGACAGATCCTGAAGTCCATCGCGGCAGTCGGCCTGATGTTCGTTCAGCTCGGCATCTCCATCCTGAGCTCAGCGGCAGCCACGGTGATTCTCGGCGCGAGGATGATCATACTTCTCGGCAGCATCGCTCTGGTTGCCGGTGCCGTTCTTCTGCTGACAGGGAATCTCGACAAGTTCTTCGTGTGGGTCGAGAAGTTGTCCGAGAGTGCACTGCCGGGGCTGAAGGACGCGTCAGAGGGCGCGAAGGCCACGCTGAAGGCGATGGGCTTCGACATCGGTGCTCTCGAGAAGAACATTGGTGACTTGACTAACGGCAGTCACGACGTAGAGAAGGCGATCAAGGACGCATTCAACGGAAAGAACTTCGACCCGAACGCTGCCAAGGAGGCGAAGAAGTTCGGCGACGAGATTCTCAAGATACAGCTGAAGACCAGAGAGCTGAAGGGCGACTTCGACACGCTCGCCCCCGGCTTCATCGCTGCCGCCGAGAAGATGAAACTGATAAAGGACAACGCAGTCGGCTTCAACGCTGCGCTCGTGGCGCTGAATCCTCAGATGATGATACTCAACACGGAGCTCCTGAAGCAGGCTGCGGCAAACATCACGCAGGACAACCTGACGCCTTGGCAGAACTTCGAGAAGCAGATGGTCAGGATCAATCAGGTCGTCGGGATAGAGGGCGGAATCTCGTGGGACACTTGGGCACGCGCGTCGATGAAAGCCATGGACTCGGCTGGTGTGTCGATGTCCAAGATGTCGGACGACATGATCGGCGGCTGGAAGGACTTGTTCCAGGCACTCGGCAAGGAGAACGAGCAGTTCTTCAAGATGGGTCAGGCACTGGCCATCGTCATGGCCGTCATCAACACCGCGGAGGGCGTTACCAAGGCGCTCGCGCAGGGCGGCTTCCTCGGCTTCGCGATGGCAGCGGCCGTCGCCGCCAAGGGCCTCGCGCAGATCATCACCATCAAGCAGCAGAAGTTCAGCAAGGCCGCAGCCGGTGGATCCTTCAAGGTGCCCGGTGGCAGCATGGGCGTAGACACCCGACTCATACCGATGGCGCTCGCCCCCGGCGAGCGCGTAGACGTTACTCCCGCCAGCAAGACCGGGGGTGATGGTGGGAGATACATGGACATTCCGGCTATCCGTCCTGACGAGTTCTTTAGGGGAGACACGGTGCGCGCGATGGTGGACGCATTCGATAAGTGGATGCGCGATGGCGGGACAGGGATAAGGATGGTGCCGCGATGACCGTACTCAGGGAGCCAGACATCGATTTCAGCGAGGTCGACGACGAGGACCAGAGTGACTATTTGGCGAAGTTGCCTGTCATTGGGTTCGCGGCTCTGGGCGCGACGCCTGAGGTTACGTTTGCGGAAGACGATCTTCCGGTGGACAACTTGTCCAACTCGCTTACGTATCTTCGGTGGGCGACGAACAATGTAAGCGACGACTGCTTCATAGACGTCTTTGACCTGGATACCGACGTAGGAGTTAACTATGTCGGGTTCGCGGTACATGACTTTGAGGGCATGAGTATCACTGTTTATGGGATACCGTCGGACTCCCCGAATGATCCCGTGACTCTCTTCGCGGAGCAGGAGATACCTAATAACGATCCGCTGATTCTGGAGTTTCAGGCGACCTACGACTTTGATCACATAAGGGTGAAGATCAGCGGTAACAACGCTGGCCAGGATTCCCGGACGGCGGCGATCATGCACGCGGGCAGGCTTCTCCGACTTAGTAGAGGAGTCAAGCCTGACGCGGATAATCCCGTCATCGTCAGAAATAAGAAGGTTGACTCTCTTCAGGGGTTCAGTGAGTCCGGACACTATCTCGGGCGCATGGTTCGTAACGAGATTAAGGAGTCCAAGTACGAGTTTGCCAACGTGGAGGACGGAGACGTTCAGGCCGGTGGCAGTGTGTCTCTCTCTTTCTTTTTAGACCAGATCGTGGAGTATCTTCCGTTCTTCATTGCTTGGGCACCGGACGACTATCAGCACGACGTAGGTTATGTCTGGACCACGGACGCTGTGGCTGCGGTGCAGAACCCCATCACTCGCAGATGGTCTTTCACTCTCAATGTTCGCGGATATGCTGCACCGGGAGCGTAGATGACAATAACTCTGGCTCACTACGTTGGTCTTCTTCCTCAGCGATGCTCGCTGACCTACGGCGAGCTGCCGTGTCACGCGCAACTTGACTTCGCGGACGGCGGCGACCCCGAGCTGGTGGGTCTGAACACAGAGTACGGGACGCGCGGCGCGGGACTGTCTGGAGCAGCCGACAGCAACAAGGGAACGGGCAGTTTCTGGTTCAGGTCGGGCGATCTCGGCGGCAACATCACGATCTTCGCCGGAACGACGACGGTCGGTGGCACAACGACACGTTTTCGCATTAGGCTCGTCGGCAATCAGCTGCGCATAACTGCCGCCAACACGGGCGGCACGACGATCCTCGACATACGCTCGTCCGCTCTCGAAGAGGACAATCTTTATCACGTGATGTTCTCGT